AGACGACACCTTGTAGTTGTTACGGGTTCTGCTGTGAGATTTGTCTTTACAAACCATTACCCTACTTCTGCTGGTGGAGCGACAGAGGTCGACGGTACTGATAGCATTACAGTTCGTGCAGCAGTTGAGCCGGTACTCGGTGGAACTAGAATTCCTGTAACATTGAATGGCTCTAAGGACATGGTAATTCCACCAGGAGGCTGCGTTGTCAGTGATCCTGTGGGAATTGACGTTGTTCGAGGAACGTATATTTGGTCGTGGACCTGGGTTTCAGTTGCGTCTGGCGCTAAGTTCCCCCGAGGAGCCTATGCTCTTTCTTCGGGAGTTAACGAGGGCCACAATTATACTGCTTCTGGTGCCCCCGGCACTGATGTTACTCTAGTCGGTTCCAGACCTACTACCATCAACGAGTACGTATATTGTCCTGCTGCAATCACTGTCCTTCCAGTTTCGCCAGACACTCCCGTGGTGGCTATTATCGGAGACTCTATTTCAGCAGGCACTGGTGACAATCAGCGCGGTTGGCCAGAAGCGTCTCTTGATGCAAGATATTCTTTTCAAAAAGTTGCATACCCTTCGGAACAAATGAGCAAATGGGTAGACAACAACGGAGCAACTAGATATCGTCGTCTAAGTTTTTTGGCTAGAGTTCACGTTACGCATATTCTTGCTTTGCACGGACGTAATGATATGGACCTCAATATCACAGTGCTAAAGCAGCAGGCGGTGAACTATTGGCTTACTCTTGGTCGTTATGCTAAAACGTGGGCCCATACAATCACACCGTACACTTCGAGCACCGACGCTTGGGCTACTGTTGCTAATCAAACTCCTTTTGGAACGTCTGAAACAAATAGAATTGATTACAACACTTGGCTTCGTGACGGCGCACCTATTAACGTGAGTACCAAAGTTCCTGTGCTACCTGGTCTTACAGGAACTAGAGCAGGAGAGTTCGGGCATCCTCTTACTGGAATTCTAGAAATCGCAGATCTTGCAGAAAGTTCTAGAAACAGTGGTAGGTGGAAAGCAAACTATACCTCTGACGGTCTGCATCCCAATACTACAGGTGTAGTGGGAATTCGTGATGGTGGGGGACGCGCTCTCTTTGATTCTCTTTTTGGAAATCAAGCAAGCTAACTTAGGAGTTAAAATGCCTCGTTGGGCTGGAACTGCTGTCGGTATTTGCGCGATTCTTGGGATTATCCTACTTGTGATCGTACTCGTCTCTAGGGTACGATAATCATATGCCCACTCAGACGGATACTCTTAGCGCTTCTTTGCAGGGTCCCGGTACTCTTGTAGATAGAGAGTATCGGCGCCTTGTGAATACGCTAGGAATTAATCCTGCAGGAAAAACTCTTAGGGACCTGTATAATCTAGCCAATGAAAAGCCAAGGCTTTACACTAATAAGTACGCTAACACTACTTTGGCTAGGCGTAACTCTTCCAGTAATCCAGAATTCTTTACGGGTTCTGCCGCTGGATGGTCTGGTGCGGTTGTTCCTGCTATTATTGCCTCTCCGTGGGACGCTGCACGAAAAGCAGCGCAATATACTGCTACAGGGGGCGGTACGTTCTACATTTTCGGTGGAAACTCTACTGACTCTTTCAGCGCTGGAGATATCGTTACCTGTTCTGCAAAAATTACTCTCCCCGTAGGAAGTTTTTTTAGAGTAAATGTGCATTCCATGTCAGGCAATGTTTACTTTCTCGGTAACGGCGGTACGGGTCTTGCTCCTATAGACCCCGCTCCTGCTGATGGTCTACCTTTTAGAGTTGCTGCTACGGCTACACTTAACGCTGACGTAGGCGCGAACTTCTTGGCTCTGGCAATGATTGTTTACTCGACCGCTGGGGCAGGTGCCCTAGGTGCTGGTAGTATTGTTAACATAAGCGACCATATGGTTGAGAAGACTAGTCAGTCGCTTCCTTATTTCAGCGGAGCAAATGCCGCTGACTCTAATTACAACTACTCTTGGCAAGGTGCCGCAGGTATCTCTCCGAGCATCGCTATTCCTAAGTAGGGATTATGACAAACTCAACGATTTATCCTCCTGCGGATAAAACGACGCAGTGGTGGGAGAATGATTTTATCAGAGGACGTTTCTCGCGTATTGAGAAAATTCTTCTGCACAGCACCGAGACTACTGGTTGGCCCGGTTATCAGTCTGGCGCTCTGGCACCTACTCTGACATACCATGTTAAGCAGCGTAAGTGGCGACAGCACAACTATCTGAATACGTCTGCTCGCGCTCTCGGCGACCCCGCTTCAACTCCGGTTCGTGAGAATCGAGACAACGTTATCCAGATTGAACTTATTTGGTACGCTAAAGATGCGGCTAGTCTGCCAGATTCCGCTTATGAGGACCTTGCGGCTTTCATTAACTACGTTCGTAGTGAGTGGGGAGGTCCGGAACTTAAGTTTGCCAATTTCGTGGGCCTGTCGGAAGCACCTAACGTGCATATGACTAGTGCTCAGTACGATTCTTTCAACGGAATTCTTGGTCACCAGCACGTTCCCAAGCCTTCTTCGCATTGGGACCCCGGCGCTATTGATAGTACCAAACTCGCTCGTTTTATCAAGGGAACAACGACACCAGTTACACCAACTCCTGTAGAAAAGGACGAATTCGACATGACTCCTGCTGAGCGTAAGGCTCTTATCAACGACATTAAAGACGCAGTCTGGGCTGACATTCCTTGGGAGGGGAAGCCCGGCTATCCCGGTTCTTCTGCCGGAAATAACCTTGGCGCTCAGTCTGCTATTGCAGTTCGTACAGAGACTCTTGTGAAGAGTCTTATTCCTCGTGTTGCAGCAATCGAGGCTGCAATTGCTGGAGACACAGATGTTGAAGCCTTTAAGGCTGCTGCTCAGGAGGCTTTTGAGAATGCTCTTAAGTCTTCCCTTGATGTGACTGTGACTCCAAAGTAATGGGCGTCAATCTCAGGGGAGCCGTTCTTCTTGAGCGTGGCGGCGACATGTCAGAAACGCAGGAGCGCGTTGCGCGAATGCTTAAGGAATACAACGCTGAACTTGAACTTCAGTATATTCCAGAGCAGGATCGCGGTGCATTCGATGCGAAGCCTTTTCGTGTTGTCCATAATTCGCCGAGATTTGGAACGTATATCGTCGGTCACTTCGCGGCCAAAGACGTTAACGAAACCCTCATCGCACACGTCTTTAAGCATGATCGAAAGAACCGTAATGTTCTTACTGATCTGGAAGATGACGAGCGAGCGCGCGAAGCGATTCTTATGCGAGCGGCACTTGATAAGCAGGAGGAGCGCGAAGACCTCGCACACTCTATTCTGAAATCGCCGAAGCATACCTACAGGCACAACGGAAAGAAGTATACCTAAAATGTCATGGACGCCACCTGTCAAGAAAGTTAGTGACGTTGCTTCTTATGTCAAGCGGCAATTTGGCGACGAGTCGGGCGTCCAGATTACTGACGAGGACATTATTAGGTGGGTTAATTCCGCGCAGGCGGAAATTGCAACTAACAATAATATCCTCAAGGCTAAAGCAGATACCGTTGTCAGCGCGGGAACTTATCAGTACCCGCTCGGGCAGAGTATGAGTTTGGAGTCGATCAACAGCATCCACGTTGACGGCTCCAAACTCCGGTACCTCAACTTCAACGACTACGAAACTTTTATAAACGACGAAGACCCCAACCATACTCAGACAGGGCGCCCTACGCATTGGTCTGAGTGGGGCGGTTCTCTTATCCTTTTCCCTGTGCCGGATAAGACGTACACGATGGAAGTTTACTTCGTCGGCACTCCTGTGATTGTTACAGGAGTCGCAGACACACTCAGCCTACCTGATAAGTATTTTCAGCGGATCGTTGATTACGTCATGGCTCAGGCTTACGAATTGGACGAGAATTTCTCGGCTTCTTCGGAGAAACTCAATTACATGGATAGCAAACTCGTTTCTATGGCACAGGACGAAAACAAGGGCTCTGTCGATTTTTACCCTTGCATCACTGTTCGGCTGGAGGACTACTAAATGGCAGGCGACCCGGTAAAAATCGGTCCGTTTGTGGGTGGAATGAATACCTACAGCGGTGTATCTGCTATTGCCGATAACGAAGCCGTTGAAATTCTGAATATGGACGTGGACCTAGACGGCAGCCTTGTCGGTAGGCCCGGAATTAATCAGTATGGAACGGCTCCGCTATCGGGTACTTCTCATATCATCGGACAGTATACTTCTGTCACCGGAATTTTTTATGCAATCTACGCTTTTGCTAACAGTGTTCGTGCGCTGAACACGTCAGATAAAACGTGGAGTACGATTCAAGCAGGGGTTTTTACCGATTGTGTTCAGTATAACAACAAACTGTGGCTTGTTCAAATGCCGTCAGGTACTACGCAGGGTGGTGGAAGTTGGGACCCGGTTGCGGGATGGACAGCAGTTCCGACTATGCCTCGCGGATATTCAGCGTGCATCTACAAAGAACGCATGTTCATTGCTGCCTCTGTTAATAGCGACACAACTTCTGTTAACCGCGTAAAGTTCTCTAACCCGGCTAACCCCGGTACGTGGACTTCTACTGATACCTTTGACGTTAACGCTGGCGACGGTCAGGACATTATGTGCCTGTACGTTTTCGACAGCAGCATTATCATCTTCAAAACTGACTCGACATATATCTATGCGTATGAGTCTCAGCCCACTAAAGGTCAAGTTCAGGCTGTCTCGCAGACAATCGGTGCCAATAACAACTTCTGCACCGTAGAATACGAGAACAGTCTCTTTGTCATGCACGAAGATAAAGTTTATCGTATCTCTAACTGGCAGTGGGAGCACGCCAACATCAAACTTCCCTTCCAGTACCGAAACACTGCTATTTCGGGACAAGCCGATGGAACTTCTTTGGCGGCTGTTGGTAATCGTATTGTGGCTCGTTACTACGACTACTATTATTGTCTTGGCACTAAGACTGGCGCATGGACAACGTGGATTTTCGGCGACGGTACCTCGATGTTCCCGACGGATTTTATTCGCGATCCTAATATTGACCCTGCTGCTGGAACTGCTAGGTATTTTGCGGCTAATCACGTCGGGGGTACTACTAACTGGTACATTTTTGTAGACGCTGTTAACTCTGTTGCACGCAGCGAAACGTTTACTATCCGACTGATTTCCAAGGCTTACGACTACGGTGTTCCGTACGGATTCAAACGGCTATATTGGTGGGGCGCGGACATTTTCTCTAAGAGTGAAATTCAGTATCGAGTTTCGCCAATTGCTTTCAATATTCCGATTACATGGGGTCAACTTGCACTTCACCCCTTCTCGGAGTATCTGACGTGGGGACGTCCGCTGGATATCAGTATTGACGTTTCAGATTCGGCAGGCGGAAGTAATCCCAGCAACTTTAGAACGTTTATTAAACTTCTAAAGGGGTTGCGGTTTAGGCAGTTGCAGTTTACACTTGTAACACAGTCAGATGGTTCAACTGTTACGGGACCTCTGCGGATTTTTTCGCTTACGTCGTTTGTCGACAATAAAGAACTTGTCAGCAAGAAGGTTTCGTAATGGCAGATCAGAACTTTCTCTCATACTTGCAGGGAGCAGGTCAGTCGTATAACCCTTACGGTACAGGTAAGAAGGTTTATGGCGGTGGACGTTCGGCTCCTAATGTTGGACCTGTTGATAACAAACAGGGATATCTAGATCGCGACGCTCGCGGAAAGATGCGTCGAAACGCACTTCTTGCAAGAATGAAACGTGGACAGCAGGGTCGTTATATGACTCCTGAATGGCTGAGAGGACAGAGGTAATGGCAGGATTTGCTGACGGAGGCGGAAACGGTTTCGCTCCGGGGTTTGGGCAGGCAATTGGCGCTATTGGTAATACCGTCAAAAAGGTTGCTAAGAAAGCGGCTGCTCCTGCTCCGCGACGTAATACTCCTCGCCGCCGACCTTCTAATGGGGGCGGTGGAGGTGGCGGTGGAACGCGAGTTTCTGCTCCTCGCAATAACGTAAGTAGGACTGCTTCTCGACAGCCGACAGTTACCCGTCCACAGGTTTCTCGCCCGGCTGTCGGTTCTACTTCTAGGGGAACTGTAGCGCCAAGTGTTCCGGCTCCTGCGAAGCCGCCTATGACTCTTGACCAGTGGCTTGCTACCGACACGGCATATCTTACGCAGAAAAATGCGTATGACAAAGCCGCTAAGGATTATGCAGCACAGGATGCAGCAGAGCGTGCCAAGTATAACACTGAGTACGATGCTGCCGGTAAGAAGTTGGAGACGGAAAAGGGTCTTGCCCAGACTGCTCTCAACGATGACTATGCTGCTCGCGGAATGCTAACTTCTGGTCTTTACGCAGATGCTCTTAATGATTTCCAGAATAGTTACGCTACTAAGCAGGCAGATGCAGAGCGTGCCCGTACTGGTTATCTTGACGATCTGACTACCGACAAGACTAACTTTACTACGCAGCAGCAGTTGGAACTTCAGCGAGCACAGGATGCAGCGGCAGCGCGACGTAAAGCACAGTTGGGACTCTAAATGGCTAACTATTGGGATCGCACAGGAAATCGAACCCCTGTCGCTAATCCAAATGCTCCCAAAGCAATTCAGTCTGCTCAGGCTCAGGTTGCGGATATTCGTGCTGCTGGCGGCCAGCCTTCTGAGGCGCTTATGGCTCAGGCTATCGAAGAAATGATTACGCAGCAGGAGGCTCAGCCTACTGGTCTTCATGGAATTCAGAGTAAGCCTAGCAGCCCTTTTGATCCTGCTCTTGAGTTTGATCCGGTCAAGCGTGTTGAAAATGTCAAAGGTGTAATGCCTGACTGGCGCAATCAGATTTCTGCAAGTGCACCGACCCCGGAGTATAACGGCCCTAGTCTTGCTGAAAGTAAGGCCGGGACTCAGGGTATGCTCGGCGACATGGTCGATAGTGTTTTCGGCATTGGAAAACTTGTTGCGGATCAGGCGAATCAGTCCGAGGCCGATGCTCAGTCTCCCGAGGCTCTTATGGAAATGCTTCGGAAGCAGTATGGAAGTTACCAGTACGGTGGCCCATCTGCTGAAACTATGACTAACCGTGAGTTTGATCCTCAGTTTGCAGCCCTGTCGCAAATGGAGTCTGGCACTACGAATCGTTACAAGCAGAATTCAGCAGACATGGCTGGACTTTACAAAGCCTATGCTGATGATGTTCTGTCGGGACGCGATGCAAACGCTCAGGCTTATGCTGGTGCAACGAAGACCATTAATGACACCTACTCCGGTGCGCAGACTAATGTTACAAATAACATGAACGATGCCACCAAAGAGATGGGCGCGCAACTTGCTCTTCTCGGGCAGCAGGAAGCGGCTCCTGCCGTATTGCAAGAGAAGCAGGCTGTTCTTGGAGAGCAGTTGGGCGATCTTTCAAAAGCGCAGGGTGCTTCTGCTGCACTGAATACTCAGTTGGGTGCAAATACTTACGCTGCTGATACTGCTAGTCATGGAGTAGCACAGCAGGCAGGACTTAATGCTGGTCAGGAACTTATGGGCCAGTATGAGCAACTTATGAACCAGTACGGCGCTCAGCGTCTTGGTTTGGAAGGTGCTAAGGGTCAGGCTCTCAATAACTACGGTATGAACATTGAGGGACTTATCCAGAAGGGTAACTCTGGAATTCAGGAGCAGATTGCTAAGTCCTTTGGTGATCTTCTTGGACAGCAGGATAGAACTGCTAACCGGGAAATTCAGCAGGGGCGTCTTGATCTTGACCTCCAGAAATTCCTTGCGGATCAGAGCGGACCTTCTGCCGATCCTTCCAAGATGAATCCGTACGATGCACTTCTTGACAGGTCTGGCCAGTATAATACTGATCCGACCGAGGCTGCCAACGACGCAGAGATTGTCTACAAAACTGCGCTGGGTGATCCCGGTGCTCAGAACATGTCAGTGCTCATGAATCTTCTTGAGGAAAACAATCCCGGTTGGCTGGCTCAGCCCGGCAACAAGGCTCTTGCTTACGACTACTTCAATAGGATTCTCGGACAGAAGCAGTAAGGCACCCAATGGCTTCTTCATGGTATAAAGAATTTCAGAACAACCTCGCGAGTGCGAGCACTAGGTCCGTCCTTAGTGCTCGCACTCCGAATAGTATCGCAATGGTTGCCCCGACTGTTGACACTTCGGGATTTAAAAAGAACCCTAACGGACTTGGCGAGCACCTTCTAGATTGGGGCGGTCGAGCACTCGATGTTATTTCACGTCCCGGCTACACCACTGGTGGATTCCTTAATACTCTGCTGGAAAATTCGGTTAACGATCCGAAAGCGGCTGACGAGAATCCGTGGGAGTCTGCGTGGGAGGGTCTTACAGGGAAGAAAAAGGAATTCTTTAAGCCTGCGTCTATTCTTGCGCCTCATGAGGATAACGAGGCGGCTGGCAAAACTGGCAGTAGGTTTGTTCTTGATCTTGTTGCGGCTATCGCTACCGACCCTCTTTCTTTTGTTACCGGGTCTGCAATAGGTAAGGGCGCAAAGGCTCTTGGACTCGGTAAAGTAGGCGACGCTGTCAAAGACGCAGCAGCGTCCCGTAGTTCCGCAACAATGCTCGATGCCGCTGCTGAGAAGGCTTCTGACGTTGCAATTGACACTAGCCGCATTAAGAACAGTTCCCTTGGAGAACGTCTTAACGGTAATCCGCTTATCGACAGGATTCTCGGGGATCAGAAACTTAATACCTCTGCCTCGGATATCGGTGTAAACAAGACGTTCATCCCCAACATGCCAGTCATGTCAGTTAATGACACGGCTGGTCTTTCTGGCAAGGACCTAATTACTCGGCTTCTCGACGAACCTACCCTTAAAAAGAACATCGTCGGAGCACTGGACTCTCCTGTTGCACAGCAGGGTGTTGAGAAAGTTGCCAAGAATCTTAAGTTCTCCACCGGGACCCCGGAGAACGATCTTGCCATGCTCACTTTGCTCCGAGCAGACATTGCCAAGAATCTTCGTGAGACTCGCGGGCGGCTCTACAAAAAGGGTGAAATGGATTCTCCGTGGGAGGATAAACTCATCACGGATGCAGTTCACCGTCCAGAGCCGATGGACTTCCCGGAGATTAAGCGCCCTGTCGGTAAGACAATCAAGGGTGAGGATATCCCCGGCGTTCCGCTAGAGACTCAGGCTAACCGTGACGCAACAATTCGCTTCCTGTGGGAAACTGCACCGGAGGCAAAAACTGCTGCTCAGGCTAAGAAAGTCAGTGCCAAGAACGAAGGCTATGCCACTCACGGAGACTCTGTTTACTACGCTGGTGAGAAAGTCGGTGAGGGTTTCCAAGACCTCAAAACTCACGCGGACGAGACGTTCGATTTCAGCACGCTGGACGAGAGCATTAACACCACTCCTTCTTCTCTGGAACTTCCCGGCGGACAGTCGCTTACCTATGGGCAGTATGCTTCTGCTCTAAAGCAGGGACAGGAAAAGCCTTTCCTACAGGGAATTGGCTTGCCTGTCGGCGAAGATATTACCGACCTCAACAAATACATCACTTCTCGTTCTGCAACTTATGCAGAGCGGGCTAAGGGAAGTAAGGGAGCGGATATTGTCCAAGAGCCCAGCAAGCGGCAACTACAGGCGTACGAAAAAGCAGTGGCCGCTCAGACGGCCCAGCGTGATGCATATGAAGCCGCTGTTAAGGCAGCAGACAATTACGTACCGGAGTGGCAGTCAGTAAGGCCGGATGCGCAGTCTCGTCGTGAGTGGATTAACAAGCATAAGGATAAACTGACGAAGGACGAGACTAAGAAACTCAACGAGGCTCTTTACCGGGGTAGCGAGAAGCAGTTCAACAAACTAGTCGACAACATCATGGAGCGAGAGGCTTCTCTCGATCTTGACGTTATCGACGAGTTTAACGCTGCTGTCGCTGACGGACGTATTCCCAAGGAAACGGCTAAGGAAGTTTGGTCCAAGTTTGGGGCCAATACTGCTGGTGAGGCTCGTAAGCGTATTGAGTCTATCGACAATCGAATCTCTAAGACTAAGTCTAAGTTGTCTGACAAGATCAGTGCAACTCAGACTGAGGCGTACGATAACGCAATTCCGCGTAGTCGAGCAGAAGCAGTTCGTTGGGCTGACGCTAACCCGATTCCGGCACCTAAGACTCCTCGCAGGTTCTTTGATCAGAACTTTGCAATTAAGCGCGAGACGTTCGATAGTTCTCCCATGCGTCAGTTCGTAGAGGCTGTTTCGGATATTGTTCCGGTCGAAACTCTCGGGAAGATTGCGCCTAAAAACGCTGAACTTCTCATGGGTACTATTAAGTCTGCCCTGAGTGATACGTTCCTGCACAACCGTAAGCCTCTGCCGGGCGTTACTCCTCGGATGCGTACCAACACCAACAACGATGTTTACAACACATTCCGAGAGTTTAACGAGCACAAGCAGTATTCTCTGTGGAAGGGCCTAATCGGTCAGATCAAAAAAGATCTTCCTGCTGACGTTAAGGGAGCCGAGCGGGCCGCACTTGTTTACGATCAGGCAATGCCAGTTCTGGATGCTTACGCTCGTATTCTTCGTGCTTACGGAGTTCACCCGTCAATTACGGCTGGCGGCAAGGGACTTCCGCTTTCTCTGCACGATGTTCTTTCATCGCTTCCAAGGGAGCAGGCAGAGAAGTTCTTCTTCAATAAGGCTGCGGAGATTACGCCTTCGGAGTGGCTGCACATTGCTGAGTCGGCGTACTACTTCAAACTTGACGATGTTCGTGATATCGCAAAGTTGGACCTGTCTGGCAACGCGGAGAAGTTGAGTTTCGAGGGTAACGCTCGTTACGTAGGTGCCCGCGCTAAGGCTAACACTGCGAAGCGACAGGAGAAGGCGGGGAAGTTCGGTGCTAACTTCGATGCTGAGCAGGTTTACCGCGAGGCTGGAGTCACCAAAAAAACTTTCGAGAGCAACGTAGACAAGATTATCACTGAGGAGTTTATCCGTAAGATCAAGGACACGGTTGCGATTAACTCGCGCCGTGCCGATATTCAGTCTGGGCAGTTTGTCAGGGAGACTTCTGATAAGGCTATCCAGAAGTTTATTGACGATCTTGCGACTATTCACACTCAGGACGAAATCTTTAGTCTTGTGGAGAACTCGACTAAGGGGATTGCTGGATTCGTTAAGGATTCCAACATGGTGGCCCCTGTCGGTGCTGCTAATAGCGTAGGCGATCAGGTTAGACTTGCAACTCGTAGCAACCCCGGTACGGAAATTGCTATCCGCGAGCGCACTGCTAACCTGAACGCTAACCACGTCGAGGACCTTAAAACCTCCGGTCAGAAAATGGTCGAGTCTTCTGATGATCGACTGCGTGAGATTGCGGGTATTGACTTCACTAAGGACATTGCTCTTAGCGGAGTTGGAACTGCAATCCATCACATGTTCCCGCACTTGCAGGAGCAGCAGTTCCGTCACATGATGCTCAATGTCAACAACGTCGTTGCAGAAGAGGCGAAGCAGTTTACTGCTTCTCTTTCTCGTTACGAAACCGAAGTTGGCATTGATCAGGTTCGTACTTTCTGGAACGATATCCGACAGGGCATTCTTCCGACAGGTCCGCGTGAGGCTCCCTATGCTCGCATGGAGCAGATGATTTCTCGCGTCTTTGACGACATGCGCCGATCGGGAATTACGCCGGAAGCATTCAATACTGCGGCTAACCGCTACCAACTTCACTATACTCTGGAGGGTAAGAACTTCGACGAGGCGTTTAAGTCGTGGAAGCAGTGGGATACTGAGGACCCGCTGAATGTTCTTTCGCGTGCTCACGCGGCTTCTCGCATGGCTATGCGTCGTAAGGAAATGTTCGATAACATTTCTGAGACGTATGGTGTAATGAATCCTCGCAAGGGTTACGTTCGAGTTTTCGCATCCAATGGTCGCTCTAAGGTTACGCACCTTCTCGACACGCGCCGTTATTACCCGAAGGACGTTGCGGAGAATCTGCACGCTCTCGACAGGACTATGCGAGAACTGGACAAGCCTGCTTCTCAGAACGCTCTGCTTAAGATTTTCGATGAGACTACTCACCGTCTCAAGTCGGGTCTTACTATTTATCGGCCCGGTCACCACGTTCGTAATGCTCTTGGTGACGCTTGGCTTAACTTCATGGCGGGTGTCGATAATCCTCTATGGTATAAGCGTGCTGCGGAGTCTCTTGCAACTCGTAGTGACCACTATTCCGAGGAAGCACTTAAGTCTATCAACCTTGCAGAATATGCACCTACAGGTCGCTCAGTTGCCTCTGTAACCGTTAACGGAAACAAGGTGCCAATTGACGCGGGAATGGCTTATATACTGGCTCGTGATTCGGGAGGGCTTCCGGTTTATTCTTCGCTCGAAGATTTGGGCGTGGCCTCTACTTGGGGTCAGGCTGAGAAAGTCGAGGGCAAGATAAGTCTGGGTGCCCCTACTGGTGGTCGTGCTCACAAGGTAGCCTCAAATGTTTCTGAGGTTCGCGATCACTACTTCCGTATGGCTCAGTTCATTAAGGAGATGAACGGCGCAAAACTTAAGGTTGTCCGTCGCGGCAATGAAAGCATGGAGCAGGCTACGCAGCGTGTTCTAATGGAACATGCTGAAAAGGTTACTGCGAATGTTCGTAATCT